GATAAACAAAATAGACCATTACTTGAAGTAAATTTACAAAATACAACACAAAAAATCTTTAAAGGTAGAAAAATTGTGGTTGTAAGTGATGAATTATTACCAATGAATACAACTAAAGCACCTGTTTTTGTCGGAGATATGACTGAGTTTATTACATTCTTTGATAGAGAGGGGTTAGAGTTAGCTGTATCAACTGAGGCTGGATTTACTAAAAACGCTACATTTATGAGAGCGATTGAAAGATTTGATATTGCTAAAGTTGATGATAAAGCAATGGTTTACTTAGAACTTGCTACAAAATAATAAGGAGTAGTCGATATGGATAATTTTTTGACTTTAAATGAAGCTAAAAACTATCTAAGAATTGATTACGATGATGATGATTTGTGGTTGCAATCTTTATTGGTTGCAACTGTGGATTATCTAAGAGACGCCATAGATGACTTTGATATTAAAGTTGAAAAAGATAACTTTAAAAATAGGGCTAAAATAATTGCTTTGGTGTTGTTACAGGATTGGTATGACAATAGAGAACACGCTGAAAGTAAAGATTTAACCTATACTGTAAGGAGTATGATTACTCAATTACAAGTCGGTGGTAATTATGAATGATATAACGAAAAGACTAAGACATTTAGTTGAAGTTTATCAAATGAAAGTATTAGTAAATGATTTGGGAGAGAATGATACAGTACCTGAATTGTTGAAACGTGCTTACTGTGAGATATTACCACTTAATTCAACTGTCAAAAATGGAGAAGCAAATACCGAAAATAATCAACACCAATTCAAATTTACCTTTAGGAGAAAATCCATACAAGGTATAAAAAAGGATTGGTTTTTTTTATTTGAGGGTTTGAAGTATGAAGTTATCTATTTCAACAGAGATTTCAAAGACAATCAATTCATAGAAGTTTTTTGTGTAAGAACGGAGGAGTAATAATATGGATGGATTTACAATAGATGAATTAGAGCAACTTGAAAAAGAAGTTTTAAAACTTGCTAAAAAATATCCGAACGAAACTAAAAAATTTCTACAAAAACAAGGTAATAAATTAAAAAGTGTGGTTAAAAAGATTGCTAAAGCTAAAGTAAAGACTAAAACAGGCAATTATATGAGAGGTTTTAAACGTGGAAAATACTACAAGTATAACGGAGAAGATGATTGCATAAGAGTTTATAACTCAATGCCTCACGCTCATTTGATAGAAAAAGGACACATTATTAAAGATAAAACTGGTAAAGAACACGGATTTAAAAAAGGATATTTTGTCTTAGAACAAGGGCATAGAGATTACTACGATAAATTTGTAAAGTCAACCGATGAATTTGTAGATGAAGTTATTAAAAATGGAGGTTTTTAGTGATTAAACTGAGTGATATTTTGAAAGCTGTCAACTCTACACTAAATAATGCTTGTCCTGAGATTGAAATTGATAGTAAAGATTTATCTGAAAAATTTAATAGACCTAGTTTTAGAACTGAGTTGGACGGATTAAAAACAAGTGCTTTTATGACTACTTATAAGGAGCGTCACTTTACGATTAGAATTTACTTTTTTAATAGTGTTATAGGTAAAGGTAGATTAGAACGTTTGAAAATAAGTGAAAAGATAGAGGACGCTTTTTTAGGCTCATTGAAAGTCACAGATGATTTTATTATACCTGTCGATGACATTGATTTTGATGAAACAGATGACGGAGTATTAATTGCTAGTTTTGATAGCTTAACAATGGAAAAAATAGAAAATGATGTTGATGAATATATGATGGAAGAATTGGAATATCGTTTTGATAAAAAGTAGTTTGAGAGTAGTGTAAAAAAATAATGTTACGTGATAAATAGGAGGTTATAAGATATGGGATTACCTAGCATTGAAATAATTTTTAAACAATTAGCGGTAACAGCTGTTAAGAGAAGCCAATTAGGTATAGTTGGACTTATAGTAAATGAAGTTGGTAAAAATTGGACTATGAAAGAGTATAAATCAATTATTGATGTTAAAGATGATGATTATACAGCAGAAGTATTACCACTTGTAAAAGATACATTTGAATATACACCAAACAAGGTATTTGTATTCAATAAAGGTGCTGGAACACTAGCAGATACTTTAAAATTAGTGGAACAAGAGAGAATTAACTGGATTGGACTTGCTTATGATGGAGCAAGTGGAGATACAGCTACATTGGTGAGTTGGATTAAATCAGTGAGAAAAGCTGGTAAAACTTATAAAGCTGTGGTGTTTAAGGCTACAAAACCTGACAACAAAGGAATAGTAAATCTAATGAATGACAAGGTAACATTTGTTGACGCTAGAGGAGAAGTTGATGGTTGGCAATATGTACCAACAATTTTAGGAATGTTAGCAGGATTACCGATGACACGTTCAGCTACATCATTCCTTTGTGGAAATTTAAAAGAAGTTAGTATCTTTAATAAGATAAATGAAACAATAGATAAAGGTGGATTTTGCTTATATAAAGATGAGGGTGACATAAGAGTTGCTAGAGGTTGTACGTCTTTAGAAGAAATAACACAAGACGAAACAGAGGATATGAAAGACATCATTATAGTTGAAAGTATGGACTTAATGAGAGATGACATATACTCAACATTCAAAAAATGGATTGGAAAATACAAAAACAAATATGATAATCAAGTACTGTTTTTTACAGCTATAAATGCTTACTTTAAAGAACTTGAAAGAGAGGACATATTAGATAAAGAGTATGACAACTATTCACAAGTAGACGTTGAGGCACAAAGATTGGCTTGGCTTGGTGTGGGTAAAAAAGAAGTTGAAGACTATGATGATGAGAAAATCAAAAAGCTAACATTTAAGAAAAAGGTGTTTATGAAAGCTAACATCAAAATATTAAATGCTGTTGAAGACTTTAAATTTACTATCAATATGTTTTAAGGAGGTAAATGATGTTTAATAAGATGGATAAAAATAAAATAATTAGAGGTAGTTTTGGTGCGATATGGTTTAATGGAGAAGAAGTTGGTTCAGTTAAATCATTTGAAGCTAAAGTTGCTTTAGATTATGAAGACGTTGACATAATGGGAGATTTAGGAAAGCATAAAAGATATATGGGTTATGCTGGAGAGGGTACAATGACACTACATAAAATAGATAGTGCTATCGCTAAATTAATCGGTGACGCTATAAAAAGTGGTAATATGCCTGATTTCACTATTGTTGCTAAATTAGAAGACCCTAGTGCTGATGGTGCTGAAAGAGTGGAAATCACTGGAGTAACAATCAACGAACTAATGGCTATAAAGTTTGAAAACAAGACTTTGAGAGAAGAAGAAGTACCATTTGCTTTTTCAAATTATAGATTTATTGATTTAATTTAAGGAGGATATAAAAAATGGCTAAAAATATAACTTTAGAAATGTTACTTGCTAGAAAAGAGCAATCAAATAATGATAAAATGAGAATTGCATATTTTAATTCGGAAGTTTTAGGTGGAACAATAGAAGTTGTAAAACTTAAAGCTAGAGATGTATTGAAAGTAATGGATAATGCTGATGATAAATCTACTGATGGAGCATATAGAGCCAATTGTAAATTAATCTATAAACATTGTCCTTTACTACAAAAAAAGGAATTACAAGAAGCATATGAGGTTGCAGAGCCTTACGATATTGTAACACCTGTGTTTGATGAGAATTTAGGAGAAATCAATAAACTTGCTACCTTTATCTTAGGTTTATATGGACTTGCTGAAAATGAGGATATAGATGATATAAAAAACTAATATTGGGAGATGTCGATATGGCATTTCTCTCTTTTTATATTCTAAGAGGTTTTAAGTTTGATTATCTGTTGAATCTATCTTATGAAGAAAAGTTATTTATGATAGCCTCAATGGATTTAGAGATTGAAAGATTAAGTAAATCAGTATAAAAAAAGAGGAGTGACTTACCACGTTCAGGCTCATCACTCAGGGTTTTATTATTAAGAATATTATACACTATTTCTAAAGAAATGTCAAGCGAAAGGAGGGTATATTATGTCTAAAACAGTTGCTGTGATTTTAAACTTAAAAGATAAATTTACGAGTCCATTGCATAAAGTAAATGAGAAATTAGGTACAACTGAAAAAAAACTAAAACAAGCTAATAGGAGTGTTAAGAAGTTTACTAATGCAATAAAGGCAGGTATGAAATCCGTTGCTAAGTGGACTGCAATAGGTTTTGGAGCATTGACTGCGGCGGTTGGAGTATTTCTCAAACAATCAATAGACGCCGCAAAAGATAAACTAAAAGCAGATAAACTACTTGAAACGAATTTAATGAAACAAGCTAACGCAAGTAAAGAGCATATTAAAATGTTAAAAGATGAAGCTAGTGCATTGCAAGATGTTGGAGTAGTTGGAGATGATGTTGCTGTCGCTGGAGCAAGTAGATTAGCGGTTTTTAAAATGAACGCCGAACAAATTAAGAAGACAATGCCTATTTTGGACGATATGATTGCCTTTGATAAAGGTTTAAATGGAACACAGGAAGACGCCATTGCTATTGGAGAACTTTATGGAAAAGCAATTAATGGAAAAGTCAATGCTTTAAAGAAATATGGTGTTGTATTAACAGCTAATGAAGAAAAATTATTCAAGGTTATGTCAACAGAACAGAGAATTGAATTTATAAATAAAAAATTAGAGAAATCTATAGGTGGAACAAATAAAGCACTTAGAGCAACAGATGAGGGTAAAATTGTTGCAATGAAAGGTGCTTGGGGCGATATGCAGGCGGAGTTAGGTAAGAAATTAATGCCAAAACTTGGTAATCTAGCTGAGTGGTTTCATAGTAAGATACCAGCTATTCAAGATTTTATTTTAAGTTTAGCAGATAAAGTTGAAGCTATGGTGATTAAAGCTGAGCCTTACATAGTACAAACAAAAGAGTTGTTAGGTAAGATGTTTGAAAAGATAAAACCTGCCTTAGATGAGGTTTGGGATATATTACAAAAAGCTGGAAGTTTTGCCATAGATATTGCTAAAGATATAAAAGACAATTGGGATTGGATAGCCCCTATTGTAACTGGTGTTGCTGTTGCCTTTGGAGTTTATAAAACAGCTGTAATGTTAGCTAGTGCTAAAACTTTACTTTTTAACGGAATAATGGTTGTAACTAATTTTCTTTTAAATGCTAATCCGATTGGGATTGTTGTTTTAGCTATTGGTGCATTGATAGGTGGTATTGTTGCTCTTTATAAAAATTGGGATAAATTTAAA